GCCGGAAAACGCGATACTTTTAGGTTTGCCTGATGGCTAACGACAGGGCGTATGGGAGGCAGTACGGCCGCGATAGAGCGGAGGACCCGCAGGAGATCGGTCCGCCTCCCGAGGTGGTCAACTCGGAGCGCAGGGAGAAGTGCGAGGCATCCCTGGAGCGATTTCTCAAGATTTACTTTCCGTGGGCTTTCACGATGAAGTGGTCGAGGGACCACATCCGGGTGATTGAACAGATTGAGCGGGCGGTGGTCGAGGGCGGGCTGTTTGCACTGGCGATGCCTCGTGGAACTGGCAAAACGACCATCTGCGAGCGTGCGGCGCTGTGGGCGATCCTGACGGGCAGGCGGAAGTTCGTGACGCTGGTCGGGGCGACGGAGAAACATGCCGAGGCGATCCTCAAGAGCCAGATGACCGAGTTGCAGCACAACGAGTTCCTGTTCGAGGACTTCCCGGAAGTCACGTATCCGATTCGTAAGCTGGAGAACGAACCCCGGCGGTGCAAGGGGCAGAAGTGTCTCGGGGAGGGCACGAACATCGTCTGGACGGCTTCCCAGCTCGTTCTGGCGACGTTGCCGGATGAATTGTCGAAGGCGGGTAACGGTGGCGTGGTTTCGGTCTGTGGAATCACGGGAGCGGTTCGTGGGCAGAAGCACACAACGACGAAGGGCGTGATCCTGCGGCCGTCGTTCGTCCTCGTGGATGATCCCCAGACTGACGAATCGGCGCGGTCGGATTCGCAGTGTGCGGCACGGGAAAGCGTATTGTCGGGGGCGCTGCTGAACATGGCTGGTCCGGGACAGAAGATCAGCGCTGTGATGCCCTGCACGGTCATTCGCCGGGGGGACATGGCGGACAACATCCTCAATCGGCGGAAACATCCCGACTGGAATGGTGAGCGGACGAAGATGCTGAAGTCGCTGCCGACGAATCAGGCGGCGATCGACGAGTACGCGGATCTGAGGGCACGGCTGTTCATGGAGGAGCGATCCCTGAAGGAAGCCAACAAGTATTGGCGGAAGAACCGGGCTGTGCTGGAGGAGGGGGCGGAGGCGGCGTGGCCCGAGCGCAAGATGGCGGACGAGGTGTCGGCGATCCAGCACGCGGTGAATCTGATGCTGCGGGACCGTCCGGCATTCTTCGCCGAGTACCAGAACGAGCCGGTGGAGGAAGAGACGAAGGCAGAGCGGTTGCTTCTGGCGGAGGAGATTTGCCGGAAGGTGAACGGCATCGAGCGAGGGCAGCTTGCTGGCGAGTGGTCGCACGTTACGGCGATGATCGACGTGCAGCAGGATGTGCTGTTCTGGATCGTCTGCGGGTGGGGAGACGGCTTCTCTGGTGGTGTTCTGGACTACGGAGCCTATCCCGACCAGGGGCGGAACTATTTCCGGCTGAATGACCTGAGTTTGACGCTGCGGAAGAAGTTTGAGGGCATGTCACCCGAGGCGGCGATCTATGCGGGGCTCGGCGAGCTGACGACTCAGCTTTGTTCGCGGACGTTCATGCGGCAGGACGGGACGGCGCTCAAGATCGATCGGCTGTTGATTGACGAGGGGTATCAGGCGGATGTGATCCACCAGTTCTGCCGGGCAACTCCGTTCAATGCGATCATCATGCCTTCCAAGGGGTTCGGGGTGAAAGCGGGCAATAAACCGCTCAACGAGTATGAGAAGCGGCAGGGGGACAAGGCCGGGGTTCATTGTCGTGTGTCAACGGCACCCGGGCGGACGATCCGCCATCTGCTGATTGACACGAATCACTGGAAGTCGTTCGTATTCTCGCGGTTCGCTGCACCGATGGGCGGTGCCGGGTGTCTGAGTCTCTTCGGGCGTGATCCTGTTAAGCACCGGATGTTCGCGGACCACATGAAAGCGGAGTTCTGCGTGAAGACATTCGGACGTGGGCGCGAGGTGACGGAGTGGGCGGTGAAGCCGGGGAAACCCGATAACCACTGGTTTGACTGCCTCGTGGGATCGGCGTGCGTGGCGTCGATGCTGGGCTGCAGCTTGACAGGTCAGGCGATGAACGTGTTCCAGTCCCGCAAGCCCCGCGTTCCTTTGGCACAGATGGGGAGATGAGATGGCGTGTAGAGATTGGGAATATGTCGTCCGCCAGCCTGAGGCAGTCAAGGATGCGTGGCGCAGCGAGGCGCAAGCAAACGCACGCAACGACATGCTCAGTCGCTTGCTATGCGGACTCTGCAGGGTTGCGGAGCCGGCGGGCCTGATTACCGATTCAGAGCTTCTGAAGTGGTGGGAGACGCATAAGTCGCTCGATGCGACTCGGAGTGCATCATCATGAGCACGCACATAGATTCCGGCTGGCGATGCACAGTCGGACATTTTGACAAAGCGGGAAACATCGCGCCGCCCTGCATTCAGTGCTCGTCCTGCGGTGAGCATATCCGCCCCGAGGACATGGGCAACGAATGCCCGGGACCGATGACGGCGGAGCGTCGGGAGCGTGAGTTTCTGGCAACGGGGATTCTTATCGAACAACACGAATAGAGGTGACACCTCCCGCGTGTCCTGCCTGCCACGTCAAGGGTAATGCCGTCGCGATGGAACAAACAGGTGGGCTTCCGGGCAGTTGGCGTGAGTCCAAAGGGCTGTGACAAGGCCAGCCACACGTCAACGTAAAGCCCGGCCGGGGGGGAGCAAATTGAGGCGTGTTTCGGATCGTTCAACGCAAGGATTCCCCGCAGCTTCAATGTGAAGTGGGGAGACGCCGGTTCAACTCCGGCACCGAACGCCATTTTCCACAGGACTCCTGAATGCCCGCCGTGGCCCGCAAAAAAACACTCCCGCAGATGACGATCGTCGATCCGCTCTCACTGGAGCCCGAGTCGATCGCATTTCCCGAGACGGCACGCAAGCCGAGGAAGTCGCTGGCTGAGATGGCTGCTGGAAACGATTCGCCGGGTCTGGTGTGTCACAACTGCGGGTGTCGTGACTTCCGGGTGGCTCGCGTGAAGCCGAAGCCGGGCAGGATTCAGCGGCAGCGGATCTGCCGGCACTGCGGGACGCCGAAGGTTACTTTTGAACAGGATGCGTTTGGGAAATGATGCTCTCTACCAATAGCTGGGCAACTATCACCAACGACGACATTCTCGATTTCCTTCGGGTTCTGCCGAACGAGCCTTGGCCGCAGCATACGTGGTGCGTCATGCCGTCAGAGACCTATCGCTGGTTTCGGGCAATAGCGGCTCGTGACTTCTGGAAGCGTCACTACCGGACCGCAAGGGTCATCGGCGATCGAGACTGGGCAATCAGGTCGATTGGATCTCAGCGGCGAGATTTTTAGCCATCGACCAGATCCTCTCCAGCCCCTCCGCCGATTCAGCCCCCACATCCGCCTCCCCATAGCGGCACGTCGCGCACGGCCCCGACTTCTCCCCGAACCTCATGAGCCCCAGCCGCCAGCCGTGGAGGGCCGCGAAGGCGTCGAAGATGCTCGATCCGTCCTGAATGCGGCTGACGACGTAGGGGGAGTGTTCGGGCACGTCTGAGCGGATGTTGCAACATGGGACCACGGAGCCGTTCCAGTCGACGTACAGACTTGAAAACGGAATCAAGCACGGCGCAACTCGGGGACGCTGCTGGATCTGGACGAGCCCGCCACGGTCGGTGCCGATCTGGCTGAAGTTGCGGGCGTCGACGGTGACGAGCATCCCGGGGAAGTCGGTCTTGTGATAGTGCCGTAGTCCTGGTGCCGCGCAGATTGCCTCTGCCAGTGACAGCCCGAGCCGGTCGAGAATCATCCTGCGGCGAAGAATCATCGCCTCTTCGACGTAAGGCTGTCCATTGCCGAGATAGACTTGCACGGCGACCTCATCCAACCCGACATCGCGGATCTCGCTCAGATACCCGGGCGTCAGAAAGTCCCCGTTCGTGTGTGAGTACAGCCACCCTTTAGGCAATCGCTCCCGAGCTTGGCGGATGCGATCGAGAATGATTCGCTCCGCAAACGGTTCGTTGTACCGCCCGAACTGGACTTTCCCCCGATAGTCAATCGAGGCGAGGTCATCGAGGATGCGCAGATACAGCTCCTCTGGCATGAACCGGTTCCCCGCCTTGTCCTGCCGCTGGGGTATCGAAGCGTTCGGGCAGAATCCGCACTTCCGGTTGCAGTAGCTGAAGCACTCGATCTCGACGTAGTTCACTGAGCACCGGAAGAGATCGCGGGCGTCCTCCGGCGAGAGATTGGATCGGAAATGATTCGCGGTGAATGTGACGTTTTCTGACATGGTGCAGGCGATCCTACCACGCGAAACGCAGCCTGAAGCATCGGGGATGCTACCGGTAGCACTTTCTCACACAGCACATCCCAAAAACCACCCCCTTCCTATTCCGCCCTTCTTGCGTCCAATCGAAAATCGATTCTGACAACCTGACCACGGCGACGGCGGGGAGTAATTAACCCCACCGAATCCAGCGCATCCAAACCGGCGCACTTGGGACCCAAGCCCTTGTGCGCCGGTTTTTTATTTGCGCTCGCCAAGGTCGGGTTGATTCCGGAGCCCGATCTCGATGACTGACGCCGAGCTGGCTGCACTGATCGCCGAAGGTGACGCATTTCTGGCGGAACCCCAGAGTGCGACCGTCGACGGACGCAGTGGCACAAACCGCAGCATGGCGGACTGGATCAAGTACCAGGAATGGAAGGCGAATCAATCCGCCTCCGTCGCCGGAAAAGGTCAGTTCGGTTTGCGATTCACCCGCCTCGTTCCTCCGGGGTGCGGCTGATGGGCAAATCGCTCGACCAATTCAAGAGCTTCCTCTCGGCTACGCCGGCAGAAAAGCCTGTGAGTCGTCGTGAAGTTGAGAACTGGCAGCGGCGTTATGCCGATCTGCGAGCCAGCTACGACGCGGCACGCACGAGCACCGAGTACCAGAACATCTGGAGCAACGCGGACAGGCTCGACGCCGACTCGGCGCATTCAAAAGAAATCCGCCACACGCTGATCAGCCGCAGCCGCTACGAAGTCGGCAACAACGGCTACAGCGATGGCATTGCCCAGACCTACGCCACGGACCTTGTGGGCGTCGGTCCCGTGCTGCGGATGCAGACCGGCTCGGACGGTTTTAACCGGATGATCGAGCTGGAATGGTATCGATGGTGCAAGGCAGTCCAGTTCCGTCGAAAGCTGTGGTGCATGGCCCACGCCAAGCACACGGACGGCGAGACGTTCGGCATTCAGCGCCGCAATCCCAATGTCCGGCACCCCGTCAAGCTCGACTTGCGATTGATTGAGGCTGAGCAGTGCCAGACGCCGTTTCTGCCATTCGGCGAAGTGGGATACATCGACGGGATCAAGTTCGACCAGTTCGGCAATCCCGTCTGGTACGACATCCTCTCGCGCCACCCGGGCGCAACTGGCGACTTCTCGTCTGCTGGCGACAGGTTCAGTCAGTCGGACGCCTCACGCTCGATCAGCAGCATCGGGTTGACGGCGGAGAAGGTTCCCGCCGAGTTCGTGCTGCACTGGTTCAAGATGCGCCGCCCAGGACAGCACCGTGCCGTTCCCGAGAACGCGAGCACGCTCAACACCGGTGCCGCCGCCCGCCGCTGGCGAGAAGCCACGCTTGCCGCTGCCGAGACTGCCGCCGATTTCACGGTCCTGCTCAAGACGCAGTTTCAGCCTGACAGCGAGGAGATGCAGTACGCGACGGATTTCTCACAGCAGGAAATCTCGAAGCGAATGATGACGGCGATGCCGGTAGGCTACGACCTCTCGCAGCTCAAGGCAGAGCACCCCACAGCGACCTACGAAGCGTTCCACAAGTCGCTGGTGAACGAACTCGCGCGACCGCGCAGCATGCCCTACAACAAGGCTGCCTGCGATTCGTCGTCGTACAACTACGCCTCGGGCCGGCTGGATCACCAGACGTATTACGCCTCCCTCGATGTCGAGCGAGAGGACTGCAACGACCTGGTTCTCGATCCGCTGTTCGACGCCTGGTTCGACCTCGCAGTCATCCGCTACGGCTGGCTTGGCGGCAACCCGGACGCAATCACCGCCGGAGCCCGCGAACACCTCTGGGACTGGCCGAAACATCGCGTTGCGGATGTCGAGTCGGAAGCCAACGCCAACGAGACGCGACTGCAGAGCGGACAGGTCTTCCTGCATCAGATTTTCACCGATGCGGGGATGGACTTCGAGGACGAGCTGCTAAAGGCGTCCGTGTCGTTCGGAGTCACAGTCGAAGAGCTGCGTCAGCGGCTGCTCGATGTGACCTACCCGCCCGCGCCGACGCCCGCACCGGCACAGCCCACGACTCCCGCCAGCGATACGCCAGTTGCGGCTGCCGTCAATCGCATCGTCGGACAACTCAACGGAAACGGAGCCCATCATGGCTAAGGCGAAATCGATCATTGCCAACGTCGGCCCCGTAAGCATCGAGGCGGCTGAGCAGCCCACCGATGGCGGAAAGCCACAGCCGGCGAAGTTCAACGTGCTCGC